TTACGTTAGGTCTATTCCTTTTTCTTTTAGATTATCCAAACAATCCTGGAGATATAAAACATCGTGTTCCTCATAAATCGGTTTTTCCAACTTTAAACTTTTTATGCTTTCGTATTTTGGACAAGTTTGACCCCGGTATAAAGGATCAAACCATTGCTCGTTTGGTTTATATCCTCTTTTTAAGATTTCTTCCATAACCAAAACATGGTATTGATACAACTTATAAGGCGAATGATTGAAAACATAATTTACCGTCGCATGGTTTTTCCCCCACCCTTTTCCACGTAAGGCGCAACATTCTCTGTGTTGCCCCAATAGTTGTTGTCTAGGTAATAATGGTACCAATTCTTCATGCCATAAGCGCATTACTTTAACCTCACTTAACATACATTGATTTATAAATTATTACAGATAATTTTCTCGTATAAAGATTCTATCATAAAAAAACTAACAAGAAAAAATGCTTCTGAAAGCTGAAAAATCAGCAATCAGAAGCATTGATTAATCTCCAAATGGAGACGGCGGGAGTTTCTTGATTGTTTTTTTGTTAGTAATTGTCTAAATTTGAATATACTTTTGAATATATAATACTTTTATTTTACTATTTGTTCGCTTTATTTTGCGAACTTTAGTTCGTATAATAATAGTAAGTGAGGTGTTAATTTAATAAACATCGCAAAGCTTAAAAAGGCTCATTATATAAAGGTTTCTAAATGCTAAAAATACAAAAATCCCGACTTGTCCCCGACAAGAATTAAGACAGATTGCACGTTCTATGCCGGTCTAAAAAGATCGGTATTTTTATCTAGACAAAACGTTTAATTTGACGCACAATAAATAAAACGCTTAAGTTTTAGAGAGAATATGTTATATGAGGTACGGGAATGTAAGTAAAAATTAAAAGAAAATTAAGGAGACTGCGAGCGGATGTCAGAAGAAAATTATATACCTAAGGAATTCCTAGATTACGAGGTAGGAGAAAAAGTAGCTGGCTCTATTGTGATGCTACTATCTGAGGCGCCTTTTGGAGGTCTTATAAACAATATATATACGCAAATACACAATAATAACGAACGTAAAAGAATCAACGCTATTTTCAAAAATATCTATGAAGCTGTAGATGAAGTTAAAGAAAATTTAGCTGATTTAAATAAAAAATCAGAAGAACAATTAAACTTAAATGTAGAGGTTATATTTGATGAAGTAAGAAAAGCTAGATCTTCAAAAAAAATCAATTACTTTTCTAATAGCTTTGTAAGTTTAATCAGCCATTGCAATCAAGACAACCTAGACTTGGATGAACTATGTATTCAGATACTTATGGGCTTGACAAACATTGAAATAAAAAAGCTTTTGCGGTTCTATCATAAAGAAAAAGATAAGCAACCAAAAGATCTAGAAATCGATAACGCTTTAAACGAAGGCATAAGAAATAGACTGTTGAATTTTGGTTTAATTGGAAAATCCGTTAACACTTATTACTCAAATCCTATTACCCATTACCATTTATCTAACTTTGGTACTATTTTTTGTGAATATATTTTAGGCAACGATAGTCCTAATTATTAGAGCTTGTTTAGTGGTAAAAAAATGTAAGTTATAAAAAAGCCCTGTCGGAGTGACGGGGCTTAAAATCTAATTAATTTTTAAGTACTCTTTTTAGTAGAATTGTTTCTAACTTTAACATAATCTTTTACGGTTGATCTAACATTCGCTTTTTTTGTATTGTAATAAGCACTTTTCTGCGCTTTTTTTGTTTTATTAATAGGTTTATATACAGTAGATATCATATTATTGCCTCCTTAATTTATAGCCCAAGTTTTCTTCTAAGTTAAAATATTGTTTTCTTCTTATCCAAACAGGCCCCTCATTTGGTGTTATCGATAGCACATCAATTGGTCCTCCAACAGTTTCAACAGACGTGCTATATTTTCTTTTGAAACTCGTTAAATTCAGGAGCGTTTCAGCTATAACAGAAGTTTCGTCAACAGGTAAAAGAGAAATCATATTAAGCATAGGATCAATAAATCTTTGTCTTTGTATCTTAGAAAGTTCATCTATAATTTCAGTATAAACAGATCGTGAATTTTCGTCAAATTCTTCAACTTTACTAGCTAAATATTCGGACAACATTGGATCCAAACCTTGAACTACAGTATGCACTACATCATCTTGTGCAAATGGTATTATTGTAGACCTTAAATCTCCATTACCATTTCCAACCTGAGCTTTTTCATCTTTTGAATATTTAAATTCTTCCATTATGAAAGAATACAGTTTAAAGGATTCTATACAAGGAAAAACTTCCTCTCTCCCATAACCCGCAAAAACAATTCCAGTTGAAGATAAAAAAGTATTATCTCTTATTATAGTATAATAAATTAAGTTAAAAAGCTCCTCTGAGATCCCTTTTGAAACATCCTCATACACGGATATACTTCTTAAAATTCTATTAAATGAGTCTCGGTAATTTTCCAAAAATTCTGTTTCATCTAGTTCTACAATATACTGTTCAGAAAACTGTCCTTTGATACTTTTTATTTGTTTAGTTAACAATTTTATTAATAAGCTGTTATCAACATCTTGTCCTTGTGAAATCAAAAAATTAATATCATCTTCAATATTTTGAAACACTGCTTGAATAACACTCTGTGCAAAAGCAATAACATAATTTGTTTGCAGTTCTTCCTTTTTAAGATAGCTTTGAGTTTGCAAAAATTTTAGGAATTCTTCAGAGTAGTCGTCCAACTTAGGAAGAATTTCATTTCCTAACTGTTTCCTGAATTGACTAATAATTATCTCCCAGGGAACTTCCATAAATTCAGCATTACCATAAATCATTATACCAACAAAATGATTTGAATCTAGTGTAAACAACTTCTTTGCGGTATTATATACTTTATTATTTCCTATGGTAGTTGCTGAATCGGTTGCTAAAACGATACCATTCTTATTTAATATTCCCAATTCTGCTGTCATAAATTCACCTTACTTCATAATTTTTATTATTATCTCCCAATTTAATAACTTTGTAAATAGAATTTCCATTAAATAACAAAAAAGCCCTGCTCAATTAAGAACAGGGCTTTAGTAGTTTAGCAAAAGAAATACCTTATATTTTTTTATTATTTTAGTTGGTCATAGCTACATAATGACGTTGACCACTGTAACTCATGTAGGACAGCCAGTCATAACCATTTACATTGCGGTAAACACGGTCGTAGTAGACCGTTTGGCCAGCATTATAGTTTCTACCAGTGTACGCAGCGTTTACGCCCACACCATTACGAATTTTAGTGGTGTTTCTAAAGGTGTAAGCTCCGCTTTGGTTTTGTTGTGTGCTAGCAGATTGGCCACCGCCACTATTTGTCATAGCGACATAACGACGTTGGCCACTATAAGAAATGTAGGACAGCCAGTCATAGCCGTTAACATTTTTATAAATGCGGTCATAAGCGACGGTTTGACCTGGACCATAATTTAAGCCCGTATAGCCTGCACTCGTACCGACACCACTGCGAATCCTCGTTGTACTGCGGAAAGTATAGGTTCCGCTCGTACTTTGGTAACTTTTACTACTGCTAGAAGACGATTGACCACTGCCATTTGTCATAGCGACATATCTCCTTTGTCCACCATAACTAACATATGATAGCCAGTTATAGCCATTTACATTTTTGTAAATCCTATCGTAGTTGACGGTTTGTCCAGGATTATAATTAATGCCGGTATAGCCTGCACTCGTACCGACACCATTACGAATTTTGGTCGTATGTTGGAAAGTGTAAGACCCATTCTTGCTTTGGTAACCTTTACTATCAGGTTTAGGCGCTTCTTTTCCGGGTGTTGGCGTTTCTTTGTCTACGTCAGGCTTTTGATTTGCGCCTATTCCTGTGCGCAAGTCTTTTTGCAATTGGGCTTTGCTAATGCCCCACTGTGCTAGATAGCCATAGGGGTCTTGATGATTGCCCCAAAAATTGTCAGATATCCATTTGTGGGATTTGATGCCATTACCTGCACCATCAAGCGTAACCGAAATGCCAGCTTGATTAGCTAAATTTCGAGCCAAATTAACGTAGGTCTTATAGTCTTTTTCAAACGTAGCTTTGTTATTTGTCCTAGACAGCTCAATTTGTGCATAGGACCTGCTATTTGCATAAGTTCCTGCGCCATACTGATAAGCACCTGGATTAGCTAGTTGTTTGACACGTCCACCAGAACCCACAAAATGTGATACAAAAGCCGTTGTATTCCAACTGCGCTTCATAAAGGCAACTTCGTTATCTAGCGAGTTAGGACCGACATTATTTGGGTTACCTGCTTCATGCAAGATAATGAAGTTGTTGCTACTTGTGTATCCTGCAGGATAGCCGTTACCGATAATATCTCGCTCAATGGTGTAAGCTCCGGCGCTTGCAATGGGTGCAAAAGTCATGACAACAACAATGGCTGTCATGATTAGCGTTTTAATCTTCTTCATATTTTTCTTTCAACTCCTTTCTTATTTTTTTCGTAGAAATTCTAAGGACAGTACCAAAAAACACAGTTACTAAACCTATCGTTCCGACGATTAATTCGCTATCAAAACCATACAATTCCCCCAGTCCAGCAACTAGCGTTATAAGTGCAGGCATGACAATGGTTATAATATTTTTAGCGATATCATATTGCTTATCGCTTAATTTCATTTACTCACCTCCCTTCAATTAAGTAAAACTTGAACGATAGCACTTATTACTCCGCCAGCTCCTGCTGATACCGCAACAACTTTCCATACCCCCGACCAATTAAGCATTTTTAAGTCGTACTTACGTTTTTCTGACTGGTCGTTGCGGTTCAAAATTGCTTGCAGAATCTCATTACTTTGCTCAGACTGGCGTGTGTTTTGTTCTCGTAAGAATTTGTTGGATTCGTCCACGCGGTTCAGGCTGTCGTTTAAGTCTTTTCTCATCTCTGCGATATTATCGTTGATACGCTGGATTTCTTTATCGTGCTGTTTTAATTTTTCATCATGTTCATTTACTCTTTCTTCGAGCTCCAAAGTGTCACCCCTAACTGCATAAAAAGAGACTTACCCTTTGGTAAGCCTCGTTGCTTTATTCTTTTGGCCGTTCTTCGTCTTCCTCTTCTTCCGGATAAGGTTCGTTTTCCTCAATAAACTTGGTTATCCGGTCGAAGCATTCTTGCTCGATTTGCCCACGATTTAAGTAGTTAAGGGCAAAGATTTTTACTTGGTTTTCCAAAAAGGCGCGGTTTAAGTATCCCTCTGTGAGATTCTCTTCGATAAATTCTTCCATGTTAAACATGTTATATACTCCCTCCTAGGTTGATGATAGCGTTAGCAAGTTTGTCATATTGGTCCTGCGTTACGATTTCTGAAGGATTGGGTTTCCAGTCTGTGGCGTATTTACCGCGTTGGAGTTTACGTTTTCTATACTTTGCTGTTTTCTCGCCATCGTTAGCATCTCTTGAAACCTTAAAAATACGTAAGAATTTTGTACCCTCCGGTATTTTTTCTGTTCCTGAGCTTATTCCCTTTTTACCTAGTCCTATAAAATTGCCTCGTAATGTTCCAGCTATATCTTGTGTGTCGCTTCTTTTTTTCATAAAATCGATCCGAACATTTAATCCAGTCTTATTAGTATCTATTGAGTTATCAAATTCAGTCGAATAAGTGATTGTTTCCCCTGCTTCTAGGCCAAAATCTTGAATTGGTATTCTACTTTCTTGATCAGCCCATGCTCTGAGGGAGAACTTTTCCCATTCTTCACTCGTTCCCTTCAGCAAGTTTGTATCGCTGATATCTAATTCGCTAATTTTTCCGGCGACTTCGTCAAGCTTATCCTCAACCTCTGGCAACGCCTTATCTATATCTTCGACTGCAGTATCTTTCGCACTCTCGACCTCGCCCACATACTCGCCAATCTGGCTTTCTGCGTCGTCTTTTGCTTTTTCAATGTCTTTCGTGGCGCTGTCCCCAGCTTGCTCCACGCGCTCTTTTACGTCTTCGAAGCTTTTGATATATACGTCCGGCGCATCTTCCATCTCTTCATCAATCTGCGATTTTTTAATCGTAAATACAAAATGGATTTCATCGGAATGGCTGCCGTCTTCGAAATCAAAATACAAATAGCCGTCCACTTTGCCCGTATAGTTTAGTAGCTTGTCAGGCAGTGGATAAGTAAACGTATGCGTTTCATTTGTTTCACCTAACGTCACGCCGTCATCGACAAACACTTTTTGCCCATCAACCATAAACAGGAGATTAGCCGCCGCTCCAGCGATATTGCTATCGCTAAAGAAAAAAGCAAAGGCTGCGCCTTGTCTATCGTAAGTAGCAAAAATAGGGTTAGTTTTGGCTTCGCGAGGACCAGCACCTTTTGGCACTTTTATTTCTGCAATTTTTCGTAGCATCTAATCACTCCTCGTGTCCTTGATCTTCGATTTCGTACACTTGCTTTGTAAAGTCTGTAAAATCTTGACGACATTCCTGTTTGTTTGCGTCATACAATTCTTGATTTTGAATAGATTGATTAATACGGCTATCGTTCGGCGAAATTTCTGCACGATAATAAACGACTTGTTCGTCATTAATTGTTGTATTTCCTGTAAGTGTGATGGATTTATTTGTTTTTAACATCATTCATCTTCTCCTTTTCTTCTTCGTCATTTTTAGTTAATTCTGTTACTCTTTGCGATAATAAAATATTCTCTGCTTGTAGTTGCGCCTTTTCTACCGACAGTACGGCGATTTGGTCTGCTAACTGATTATTTACATACTGTTCTTTGCTTATCGTTTGTTCTTGATTCATATTGTTGTTTCCTTTCTTAAAATATCAATTTCACTTTGTAGGTCTGAAATTCTATTATTTAATGTTTCGTTTTTATCGGATAATTCTTGGATTGCTTTCCACGCGACAGAAGTCATGGCATAGACATCGATAGCTGTGCCATCATCATTTTTTACACAGTCAGGGGTATTATATCCGTCGCCTATAATTAAACCGATATGATTTTTTGTTATTCCACGTGATACATCATCTTTGAGCTTATAATTATAAACATCTGTTGCATTGACACAAGTTAAAGCTTTTTCTTGTCGTTTGGTAATATCCGTTTTTATATCTGCGATTGATTTATTTTCAAAACCACTAGCTTCCACTGCTTTATATTTTGTGTCCCCATCATTATAGCCAGCGCGACTTGTTACACGTAGTTTTCCACCTGTCCCCAAATAAAAGTTTGTACCGCTATCTTTTTGTAAAATGGAAGCAATCCGAGCATCTTGGGCTCGTATATCTCGATAGACGGTAGCATCGCCGTTATAACCGCCGCGAGATGTCATGCGGACTTCGCCATTCGCGCCGATGTAAAAATTACCAGCGTCGGAACTTTCTTGCATAATGCTTGCAAAATACCCATCATTAGCACGTATATCTTGAAAGTCGTCAACCGTTCCAATTCTGGTTATTTTTACTTCTTTTCCACTTGGCACACGTAAATACATATTGTTACTACCCGGAATTGCTGTATTTAAATTTACATAGCTTCCTACCATGCCCTCGCCACGAAACGGGCGGTAAGTATACTCATATTTCGAACCAACGTCTTCCCCATCTTCGATATTTTGTGTATAAAGGACAGCGCGCACTTCGCCGCCTGCGGATTCGCCTTCTACGCCGTCCATACCACCCGTGGCTAAATAAACGTTGTATGTGCTTGTTCCGAATTTATTCGAATTGACCATATCTTCAGTAAAACGTGCGCGTAGGCTATGGTCTGGGTTGTACGTATATATGCCATTATCATATATATCTGTTTTCCAGCCGGTATCTGTGTTTTCTAACGTTGCATGCTGACCTTCTACACTGAATCTGCCCGTTTCAGATAAAGAAGTTAATATCAGTCCGCTTACTTCACCGGCTTTGATTTTATCTGCTGTAATATCTTTTATCTTGGCACTTGTAATGGCGGCATCCTTGATATAGGCTGTGTCAATTACACCCTCTTCAATGGTCGTTTTACCGGTAATGTGCGTTTTAGCGCTATCTATCAAAATACTTCGTCAGAAATATTGATTTTATTAATTACATCATTTTTTTTTAACGCGCAAATTGATATTATCGCCTAAGCTACTAATTTGTGAGGCGTGACCATCGACAAGGTCTGTGGTTTGTTGCCATTGATCAGCTAGTTGTGTAACTGTAGTCTTATCTGCTTTATCATTTTGGACGGTGGTTTTAAAGCCGCTAAGGTTTTGTTCTAAAGTCGATATTTTACTACCAGCTGTTTTTACATCATCTTTTACTTCGCTTACCGTAGATTTTAAGCCGTCATAGCTACTTTCGATTTTTCCGATAGCCGTTGTATTTCCGTCCGTTTTTGAGCTGACAGTTTCAATTTTCCCTGCTTGTTGTTCAACCGTGGTAGAGAGTGTTTCCACTTCCCCGCTAACGTTATCGACGTTGCTTTGTTCTGCTTTGGTTTTAATTGCTTTAGCATTCTGACTGATTTCAGTGCCGTGAGTTTTCACGGTTTCTTGAATCGTGTCTATGTCTTCGCTACTTGCTTTTAATTTTATATCCTTTGCGTTTTGTTCAATGGATGTTCCTTGTTCTGAAACAGTTCCCTTCAGCTCGTCATAATCGGTTTGGTTAACCTTTGAACTAAGCTCGCCTTGTACTGTATCAATCGTCTTGTTTACATCCACAATGGTCTTTTCGTTCTCAGCTGATTTTTCTAAAGATTCTTTGGCGCTGGTTATTGCTTGGTCTGCGCTTTCTTTTGCGGTGTTTGCTACATTGCTTGCATTTGTTGCACTTTTCTTTGCTTCTTCCGCCGTATCTTTAGCAAATCCTGCGTTTGTAGAAGCTTCTTCAGATTTACTTACTGCACTATTCGCATTCTTTTTAGCTTCTTCAGCGTCTATTGTAGCTTGATAAGCTTTATCGTTTGCTTCGTATCCAGCCTGTTTTGCCTCGTCTATTTCTTCACGGAAAACATTTGCCGACTCAATCCATTTATATTTGGAAGGATCCGTGCTTGCGCCTTCGGTAAAGTCAGTATAAGTTCCCTCGTATTTCTTGCCTAAAGATTCAGTTAAGCTAAAATCTTTCCGACCATCGGAGCTATTAGCCCAAGCGACATGTACGTAGGAAGTTAAACCATTTTCCCCGTCTTCTCCATTTCTGACTTTCACCAGACTGATTTGTTCTTGTATCAAACGTTTGCACCTCCTTAATAATCAAATGAACGATCTTCACCTTGACCAAAACGCAATAGATCCACATGCCGACGAGCCGTGTCAACCATGACAACATCCCACAAGTCTTCCTCAATTTCTCCCAAAGGGCGATCTCCTTGATCATATTTTGGACGACTGACCGAACACCCAATGTTATAGCTGTGTATGCCACGACTATCCACGTTGATCCGGTCATTATGCTTATGTCCGGCAGCCAAAAAAGCAAGCGTTCCTTTGCGACCTTCAAAGTCACAAGAAATGCTTGCTTTAAAATCTTTATTTGCGCTAAAGGACCCGCTATACTTTCCACCAGTAACAAAGCTATTTACAATACCGTCGATCATCTCATAGTTGTATGGATAGTACACAGGATCAGCTTGATAACGATCCCCAAACGGCTTATGTTGGTAAATGCATACGGTCCTATCTGTAGGTGTAGCTTTCAGCGTTTGATAAAACCAATCAATTTGTTTTTGTCGGTAGCCAGCAATCCCACTATCTAAGTATCTTAAATAGCCATCGCCTTCTAAATACTGTGGCGTATCTTGTGAGTTTAGAATAATCACACGTACATTTTTTTTTGGCACATCATAGTAGTAATACCCCATTTTATCATCTGGATTTTCCACAATATCAAAAATGGTACTTGGACGGGTCGCAATCTCGTACATCTCTGTGTGGTTGAGTTGTTGGGCGCCTCGACCAATCATTCGAGTTTCTCCCTCATTACGAGGCTTATACCAGTTTAATGGTTTTCTTCTGGCATCGCTCCGCTTATCTCCTAAGGCGTTAGAATCGTGATTACCCCAGGCAACAAAATACGGGCACTTGGCTAAGCCTAAGGTACTGATACACTTTTTAAAATTACTTTTGGCTACATCTTTACTATCCGTGCTACCGTCGTGGACATCACCACCGTGAACAATATAATCCATGCCCACAAAGTGGGTCAGTTCGGCTACATTTTTTATATGATCATTGCTGCGGCTATAGTTTTCTAAGTCATCACGTACGATTGTATTCGTTGCATAATGCGTATCCGAAATAAAAGCGCTCGTTACCGTATTTTTATTTTCCATCTTTAAGATTTTCCGAGCCATATCTTTTAAACCATTGATAAAGTAACTGCCTTGAACAAAATGATTTTCAAATTTCGTTAAAGTACAATGGATATTGGCGATTTCAGTGACGTCCTCTGTAACAACTTTAACCGTCACTCCGGCGTCTTGGTAACGGTTTTCCCAAACAGTATCATGGTTCCCATTTTTATCCACCTTTGTCCATAATAAATCAGTCTTCTTAATAGTATTTGTAATATCTTGCCCATTTTGAAATACATGCGCAGTAATTATAGTAATTTTAGGTTCGCCGTCAATAAAACTTGTCCCATTGTCTGCAAATAGTTTCAAGCTGTACTGGCTATCCAGTTTATTCTTTTCTTTTTGCTTTGCCTGCAAATCGCTGCTAACCAAGCTTTTTAGACGTTCAATATTGCTTATTGTAGCTGTATTTTCAGATTGATCCGACCGGTTTATTTCTTTCCTTATAACTCTTGCCTTTATACGTAGCGGCGGATTGTATTCTTCATCTATGAATGTTATATAGTCCCCAATTTCAAAATCGCTATCGTTAAATAAAAAATTAACGTCAGCAGAAAATTGAGGTTGTGAGCGTTCCTCTAACATATTTCGGATTTGGTTATAATTTTCGATTTGCGAATTATAGTCACTTGAAGTTATTCCTATACGCCAACCAGTAAATCGTTCTTTTGATGTGTTTCCATTGCCATATTCGGCGTTTGCCACACGATCGTATACGATAGATTCACCGATTTGCGTATAAAATCGACCGTCGCCAATGACTAAGCCATTAAACCCCTTATTTGTATCTCGCAAAGCAGTGATAACATCATCAATGTTTACTGTCTTTGAAATTGTCTCGACATCAACACCGCTGTACATAGTTTTATCTACTTTGTCATTTCCAATCTTAAAATAGATATTAATAAGTTTTTTAGTGATCTTAGTATTCTGAAATTCAACCGTAAATGTCATCTCACAATCAAAAACTTCACAAACAGATTGTAAGCGTGCCAATGGCGTTTCTTCAGTAGAAGTATCAACTAATTTTTTTATATTTCCTTCTAACTCATTTACACCGATTTCCCAACCGGTGTCATACAATTCGCGATTGATGTAGTAGTCAATATATTGATACCTTTCACTAGGAAACGTACTTGCATTACCATTCCGTAGTTCAACTCCTAGATCTACAGCTGATATTGGACGAACTTCTTCAGTTTCATTACCGATTTCTCGAATATAAAGGCAAACATTGTTTTCGTTATCGTCTCTAAATACAATATAGCACCCTTCCTTAATCATAGAAGTCTCAAATGGGCTGCTTCGATCGTACTCGTCAATTCTTGGACCAGTATTTTTGTATAAGTCCATTGATAAGGTATTTAATTGTGTGCCATTGACTAACTCCACAGCATGAATATCGTTTGCTACAACAATGCCATTTTCTGCGTCCGTATCAATCATCGTTAATGCATTAAATTGATTATCTAAAACATGATAAATCATAAGTAGCATTCCCTCATTTCTAAGTATCCATCAGCTTCTCCGTCTGAAACAATACTAAATTCGGACTGTCCGGTTGGAGCTGTTAGAAATTGGCTACTCCCGATAACTCGATAGTTATCATCTCGAATACCATTTATATAAACTCGATTACTTTGACCATCTACAAAGAGTTCATCGCCTTCATAGAAAACGAGCGGGACTAATGTGTCATCTTCTGTGTTAATTTTTGTAACTGTAGTGCTTGTCCATTCGGTTATCATATCGCGGAATTGCTTCCATTGAGCCCCGTAGAAATTTATTGTTTTTGCGCTTAACATAGCAACACTATCATTGTGATAAGTTTTTTTAACACTCCAGTTTTCTCTGAAGCCTTCTTTCAAATGACAAAGCTTAAAAGAAAACTCATTACCAATTTTTGTCATTTCGATATACCCAAAAATACCTGTAGTATAATCTAACACCTTATTTGGTAAATAACCTCGAAAAACACGATGATCACCAATAAAAAAATCATACATAATAGAAGCTTTGTTAGGATTGTTATCTTTAAGACTAAATCCCATAACAAAATTACTATCAGCGTCTAAATAGTTAATCTCTAATAGCCCCAGTGATTTCGGACGATTTTTCCGTTTTCCCCCAGGTTTCAACTTAAAACGATGATAAGCTGTGAAATTGTCCAACGATTCGGTTAAATTTCTTGTAAGTGTCGGTCCGTGCCAATAACTAGGACCATCTTCCTTAAACGTTCCAAAATCAGAGATTCTGACTTTTGATTCTAGCCAACGAACCTTACCTGTAACTCTTGATGAGCCTTCACCGTAATCATATTTAAAACGTGGACGCCCTACATTCAGCTTCCACTCATTTCTATATGTTGGACCCATGCCATCAAATATTACACGTTCAGATGGAACAAAATCATCCTCATCTTCAGTAATATTCGTTCCAAATTGCACAATCTCTTCTTCGTTAACAAAACCAATAGAGTCCGCATCACTAGTAAATGTTGCGTGAATATCTAGCGGCGCATCATCAGTGCCGTTGTTAAACACAGTTGCTTCATCATCAATGAACGAAAATTGCTTTATATCTTTACTGTAAGATTTCCCGTTCACTACTATCCATTGTATAGTTCCTTTACCGAGAAATACTTGTTCTGTGACTGGGATTTCCCCATCAGGAACAGCCATTACATATTTATCAGGCTCATCACCAAATATTAATTTTTTCGGTTCATCGACATTAAGTAATGCGGCAAGTCCGCGTCGCTTCTCAATTAAATCGTTCTTCATTTTAAAGTCCATTTCCCACACAGCGTTATCTTTTGTATATCCTAAATAACGTTGCAACTGAGACGAACTCATACGTTGAAAATTGTTTGTACGAGGAGAACCAACGTTGCGGCGTAAATCAGTTACATCAAGTATCTCGTTTAATTCATTGCCATCAAACATTACTGATAGACTCATCTTTTCCCCTCCAATAATTTCTTAACTGTTGCTTTCTTATTGTTCTTTTCTTCTACATATTCCGCCGTAGCATAGCCAAGTTCACGTGGCGCATTTTTAGATAAATAAACAGGCACTTCAAGATGAATTTTCCTTGGAGTGTCTGGATCAGTTTTATTTTGCGAACCTGTAGCAACATAGCGCGATATATTCGTACTTGCTGCAGGTTTAACCTGTTCTCTTGATGCAATAGCTTTACTAATCAAAGCATCTGCAGAATCCTTTTTAGGATTAATAATATACTCATGACCAGCGCTTGGGTCTTCGCCTATCCATGCAAGCTCTGGACCGTTAACTTCGCCACCGTTTGCATAACCGCGACCATGACCAATAACTCCTAACATAGCTTTTGGACCATAATTAGATTTTGCATAAGCAATAGCAGCTAAAATATTATCGTAGCCATTCATAATATTTTTGTGACCAGCATGGGCAAAAGCTTTAAATGTACCCGGTTTTGTTTGCAAAAGACCCGTTGCACGTCCATCTGCTAAACCATCTGTACCACCAATAGCTTTAGGATTCCCGCCAGATTCTGTCTGAATTTGTCTTAACCAAGCATTAACGTAGTTACCAGTTGCAGGTAGTCCGTTGGCTTTTAAAGCTTTTTGAACTGCTTCTTTCCAACTACCACCGACTTTACCACCGGCACGAACATCATCGGGTCCCCACATTCCACTAAGGTGCAAGTGATCATAGTGATCATTCGGCGGCCAATTTACCCATTTACTATTTGCTGTTTGACCTGATGAACCTTTGCGGTCTCTTACCTTTCCTTGCGTAATTACATAGGCTATTTGCTTTTTAAAGGTATCAAATACCCAGTTAGCAGGTTTAAAGTATTTGCTATTTCCGTTATCACCAGCTCCATAAGCTAGGTCGATAGCTTGTCCACGCCCGTGATCATTAGGGTCACCTTGACGATAACCAGAAGATATGCGCATGCCTGGGAATTTCTTCATGGTTTTCTTGGCGATATCAACTAAGTATTGGTAAACACCATTCGCATTTTTCTTTCCGTCGAAAGAGCCTCCACCAAATTGGTCAAAGAATTGTTGTGCATATTCAACAATACTATCTTTAAGTGTTCCAGCCATACCTTTTGAAGACTCTGATAAAATTGGTGCGTTGCTAAATGATTCAATTAAGTCTTTTACGCCAACTTTTTCAGATAATTTGTTATAAACTGTTTCTGCACTTTCCGTGACCCAATCAACACCGTCTTTTATTTTCCCTTTAACCCAATCATAAGTATCTGTAATCTTACCCCATACACCACTTTTATGGGCTGGTAAACCTTTCGTCATAGCTAAAAATTCCTTAGATTTGTTATGCGGAAGAATAGATGTTCCAGCTTCTAAAGGTCTTATCTCTGGTCCTTTTGAACCGATCGGATAAATACCTTTGCTAGGGTGATGAGCTAATTCAAAGCCTTCTTCACCGACAAGAGCTGTTTCATCATGAGACAGTCCGCTTGAACCTTTTGCGTGTTTTGGGATAGTTGGAATTTTATTTTTCCATTTCTCATTAAAGAAACCTAAGACACTATTTACCCCTTTAATAATGGAGTTAAAAACGCCTCTAAAATCCATAAATCCATTTCTATAAATAGCATTTGTTTCATCTGTTTCTTCTTGACTTGCGTTAATATGAGCATTTTTCTGTGCATTTGAGGTTTTAACAACATCGTCTTTTTGATTTCCAATTTCCGTGGTGACTTTGCTATATTGATCTCTAGCTTTACCAGTCACCTTTTTATATTGATCGTCAGCTGCTGCATATGTGTCATCACGTTGCTTCCTAGCATTTTGTATAGTCTCTTGATATTCATCCCAAGTTATCGTGCCATGTTCTTTGTATTCTTTCCAAGCTATTGATTTAGTATTCTCATATTTTTGCTGAGCCGCATCCTTAACTTCATCACGAGTATCTCTTGCAGATTGAGTAGCTGATTTATATTGTTTTTTTGCACTTTGGCGTGTTTGCTCTAGCTCTTGTAAACTAAGGTCTCCTTTGTTAGCAACTAATTCATTATAAATTTCTTTTTGTTCTTTTGCTCCCCTTGCGGCATCTTCTTTAACATTTTGTTGGGCGTTAAAGTTACTTTCAACATATCGTTCAGCAAATCTTTCATTTTCCTCTTGAATCGCTGCATTTTTTTCTTTTCTGTTAAGAGAGTCATCATTTCTTATTTCTGCTAATCTTTCATTATGCTCATCCATATCTTCTTGGATCTGACCATAATTACCTTTTCGTTCCTCTTTTTCTTCTTCGTTATTTTCCTTTAATTTCTCAAGTCTTTTATCAGCTTCTTCTTGAGTAATAACCCCCTGTTCAACAAGTTTCTCAAGATTTTGATCTGCACGCTCTTCTTTTTTGTTGTAATAATCGTCGATTTCTTCGTAGATTTGATCTAAGGATTCTTTTACCTTTTCTTTGGTTTCTTCGGTACTTTCTTCATCTACGCCCATTTTGATTAATAAAGCTTCGTTAAGTTCATCCAGTTGAGGTTGAATCTGCTCTTGGATATTTTGGGTATCTATTTCTTCGGGCTCTGCTTTGACTGTCGTAGTGATAGGTTTCGGTTTATTTTCTTCCCAATACTCTTCTACGCCATCGCCCATTGAACGACCTAACTTACTACCGATAACTTGTCCAGCTGTACCACCTAGGACACTACCAAGTGCTGTTCCGATACCAGGAGCAATTGCCGTACCAATCATTGATCCTAATTTAGCACCACCTATAGCACCGCCAGATCCACCTAAGAAACCGCCACCTTTTGCGCCTTTAGAACCTTCTTTTAATAGCTCGGGAATACTTGCAGCAACACCTAATGCAGGAACTAGTTTTGTAATACCGGCAGGCGTTGCTAGCTTGGATAACAAACCACCACCAGCTGCTTTACCTGCTCCGCCAGCAGCCCCAAAAGCTGTTATTTCACCTAATAAGTTTTTAACATTTCTCAAAGCGCCAGCAAATTGCATCGCTTTTTTGACCACAAACATGCCAACAATTGCTTTACCTACAGCTTTGATGCCGTCTTTATGATCAGCTATCGACTCTAGTATACTATCAATCTTTTCGAGTGGATCATTGAGCTCTTTTGTTTCCTTGTCCACAAGACCAAACATTTCAGCAATCGACATAATAATGTCTACAGATGATTCCCAGATTGATGATCCTAGTGTACCTAATATATCCTTGAGGCTTTCTCCGATCCCAACGAGTGCATTGCTGTGTTTATCTAAGTAATCAAAAAGTTTACCAAATTGGTCGAATAAGTTCACAACACCATCTGCCATGCCGTTGATCATATCAGTAATTTTTGATTTACCGATACGTTTTTCGATCTCTAACATGCCGTTAGTAATACTTGATTTTAAATTTTCAATTGCACCTTCATAAGCTGAAGTACCACGCGCATATTCTGCTGCCTTTTGCGTATCACCTAGTTGCATGATCGCATCGAAAAATTCATCAGCAGATATTTCGCCTTCTTCCATGGCTTCGCGAAAATTACCAGTATAGGCTTCATTGTCTTTCATCGCTTTCTGCATCTGTCCAGACGCACCCGGTATAGCATCGGCTAATTGATTCCAGTTTTCAGTGGTTAGCTTTCCTGCACTAGCCGTTTGCGTCATCATCATGCTTAGCGAGTTGAACGTATCTTTAGTTCCACCAGCGACAGCGTTTAAGTTCCCGCTAGCTTCCATCAAATTCTCAAAGTCATCTACACCATTCGCACCTAATTGCGCAGTGGTATTTGCAACAGTTTCTAGCTCGTATACAGTATTATCTGCATAGCTCTTCATGGCTTTTTGTGTTTCCTTAATCTTTTTCTTGCCAAAGTCCGCAAATTCCATGGTAGATTGGAAACCGAGGATAGAGTCAGAAGCTTGAGCTGTTTCACTAATTAAATTTCCAACAGAACCAACAATCATTTGAAAGCCTGCGGAAGCTGCACCAGCAACAGCACCTATAGATAGTTTTTCTTTCAATGAAACGAATTTACCGCCTGTACGATCGGCTTCATTACCTAATTTTCGTGTTTCATTCTGTGCTTGTGTCGCTTCAACGTCCAGACGAGTTTGTTTCTTGTCTGGAATTTTATTAAAGCTTGATTGCACTTCGCCTGTATCACGTTTAGCATCTTCAGCATAAGCATCTAACGTGGTTGTTTTACGAACAGGGATTTTCCGAAAAGCACTTTGAACTTCTCCTGCATCACGCTTCACGTCTTCAGCATTTGCTGTGATTTCCGTTTCCGTGCTGTCTGGTATACTTTCCAAACCACTCTTAGCATCGCCCGTTTTGCTGTTAATATCTGTAGCGTCAGCATTTATAGAGGTCTCAGATTCTTCCGGCATACTTTCAATATCTGACTTTGCATCACCAACTTTAGATGATAAATCTTCACTGTCAGCGTTCAACGCTGTTTCTGATTCGTCCGGAATTTCTTCCAGATCACTTTTTGCATTAGCTGTCTTATTACTTACATCAGTATCATCAGCTGACAATTGTGTTGTGACTTCTTTGCCTAACGATTCATCTACAACCTTTCCAGTAGCCTTAGCTTGATCACTTACTTTATCAGCAGAAGCATTAAAAGAATCGTCCATTTTATCGCCAGTTTGATCGCCTACATCTGCTAAAATATCATTAATGAGTTTAACATCACTTTTAAATTTTGGAAGGTTATTTAACATGACATCAATATTTATTTTTGCATCACTTGCCATCTATTTTCCCTCCTTTCCTTGCTGTGCTCGTGTGGCTAACATACTGAAAATATCGCCCATTTGATTATCCAGTTGGTCTACCGTCTTCTCACTATCCAAAGCGTAGTATCGTTTTAAATCCAATAGATTTGTTAATTGCTCGCCTTTTAATCCTGTTGTAGGGCGAGCACGAATTGACAAAATCCGTTCAAATTGAGTCTTTTCAGACAATCCGTGTAGTAAAGAGCGGAATGTTAAGTAGTGCATACGTCCACGCTCTTTAAATAGATCGATACCGTAATCCATTAGAAAAGACGAGTAAATAGCACCAGCGTCTTGAGTGTAACTGTACAACTTATCTGGCTCAGAAAAGGTATCGCTTTGGTTCTCAGACTCTTCATTGCCATAAGGCATTTGTCGTAAGTAGTCAATGATATCTTCAATCGCTTGTGATCGTTGTTCATAGGTAAATTCAACTTTGGAATCATCGATATAAAACATGTCAAAAGCTAGACTAACCTTTTCAAATCCTTTTAAGTTATCGTCTTCTAGCAACTCATAAAACCGCAACACCACATCAAAGGACATATCGAATTTGTACTCTTTATTATCAATGAGTAACGTATGTTCTAAGTCATCCACTAAGCTAAACATGGCTTATCACTTCTTATTATCGTTTCTGTTATTATTTCTGTTCTTGTTTTTATTGTTATAGTGTTTCTTTGCCGTGTCATTACGTTGCTTCATAACTTCGCCGAGCTCTTCTTGCAAAATATCAATGATTGTCATAACGGCTTTTGTACTTTTGTTGTAATATTCATAGATCCGTTGACCTTCACCTTCACCGAACACTTTATCCAATGCTTCAAAAGCGGAATCACGTGTTTTATTAAGCTCAGATTCCATAAATTTATGATACTGTTCTAACGTTGGAACATCTGTCCCATCGCCTTCCAATAAATCTACTTTGCTTTGTAACTCAAACATTTGATAAGGCATGTCTAGGCTGGTCAGAAAAGATAGTGCTTTATCTACCTCATCCGATATTTGGATAGAGTATTCTTTGCCTGCCACTCTGACATTCTTTGTTAACGATAACTTCTTATCTAAATCAATGACATTATTCATCGCCATGTACATTTCCTCCTAAAAAAATAAAGGATAGCCGATTAAGCTATCCTCCGTTTACTACTCTGCTGATGATTCTAAAGCAGCAATACGACTTTCTAAAGCTTCTAAATCTGATTGGTTCGCCTTTTTATTAAGATCAGACGTATTTGCTTTGCCAGAAAGCGAAGATGAATTTGCCTTTTTGCCTAGCTCCGCATCAACATAAGTTTTATCTGCTTTATTGTTTACAGCACTTGTACCAGCCTTCGTAATAACTTTACTGTCTAAGTCATTTATATCATCAACAAGTGCATTATGGACTGAGGCTTTGATTTCAGTGCCTGCTTCAACTTTTTTACTTGTTACTGCCATGTTTTATCAACCTTTCTATTTATAGATTGCTTTGCCATCATAAGTGGCGCCGTCATCATAGACGGCTGTTACTCCCCCGAGCCACCGCCAGCTGGTTCATATACGGGTTTACCATTAAGTGCTAGCGTAAAGCTAAATGTTTGTTTAGCGTTTGCTGCGCCACCAAAAGGCACGATTGCTGTTAATGTAGCAACGGCTTCCACTTTGTTACCTTTAGGGTCAGTCCAGCGTGTTACTGTACGTAGCGCATCACCGATATCCAAGAATTTTGACGCTACATAGTCTTGAGCTTCGTCACCAAAAACACGATTACCAGTGATTGCGAACGTGATGTTTTTCCCAGTTACATCTGTATCTGTAAAACCTTCGCCGTCCCAGTAAGGCGTTGCGTCACTGGTATCTTCAGCTGCTGGAGTAATCTCAGAAATACCAGCTGCGAGAACTGCCATGTTTTCATCTTCCACTTTGTCTAATTCGGAGTTCCCCGATACGTCGATTTCTAGTTTGTTTTTAAAGTTTAATTGGTATTCTGTCTTTGCCATGTTTGTTTCCTCCTGTTAGTTAAATTGATTAATCGTTATTTTTATATCCAATAGATATGTGGAAAGACCTCGATTATCTATTTGTGATATGAAAGGTGTTTCTGATACTTCGATATCAAATGATTCAAAGCTATCATTCTCTGATTCTAGTGTTTCCGTTTGATCCAAATACTCTGTGATCAGCCACATGGTCTGATCAGCCAACTGTTGATTATCTGTGAAAAATCCTATTTCATATAGCATTTCCCGTTCTCGCGTGCCATCGAAATATTTTTCGGTCGTACGACTGCCGGGTAGCGGATAAACGCATAAGGTATTTTCTTGATCTAATAAAAAGCCCATGTAACAATTCATGGGCAATTTAAGACTTTCGATCTTGTCATATAAGCGTTCGTATAAATCCATCACAACCCACCACCTTTGATAAAAGCTTTACGCCAGTCATCGATGTGGTTTGCTTTGGCTTGAAGATCCCAGCGTTTGCCTGTTCCGGGCGTGGTGTAATTCCTTACTGGATGACCTTTACCGACAACGCCCCTAAACTGCGCTCTTGCATAAGGCACGGTGTAAGTGATGGTGTTGTTGCGTGCAAAGCTATCTTGTCGTAAATGTCCTTGTCGTTTAGGTACATATCGATTCATATCGGCATGTGCTTGACTTGTCAAAGCGTATATTCCACGATCGATATTTTTACTGGATAGCTTGCGATCTAAGTTGTCTTTATTTACATCAACTTTTAACATCACAACACCTCCAATTCATACGAATAAATCTCATTACTAAATGGATTGCGGTTATCCACAATCTTTTGCAACACGTAGGTTTCGCCTTCAAATATGATTAAAGAACCTACATGGTCTTTGTTAATTTTTGGTAATGGTTCGGACACCCCAGCAAACAAAAAAGCGATCGCGTTTGCGACCACTTCTCGATTATTATTTGTTCCGCTATACACAGTTTGTGGTTGGAATATCATATGGTTGATGATGACAGGTTTATCATACTTAGGCTTCTGCCATTTATCATAACCATTAATTAACTGCAATATAATTTGTTGATTACATAAGCTTTTAGGCATTTGTGGGATCATTGATAAGCGACCCCCTTATACAGCAAGCCAGTATATATCAATTCCGTATAAGCTTCGGCACTAAGCATTGTACGACCAACTGTTGCTGTTTTTGTGGCATTGTCATTTTCGATACGCATACGCCCAACACTGACACTTGAGGGTCTATTGTTTAACAGTCCAGATAATGAAATGTCATCGCCTAAACCGTTTAAATAGTCCACCTGAATCGCCATTGCCAGCTTAAATTTTTGAACACGGTATTCATTGGTGTCCTCAGCAAGAGAGTGCATCATATAGTAATCTTGAGTAACCGCGTTTAGATGCCGCTCAGCATATGCCTCAAGTTTTATAAAATCTGTGGCTTTATCAAAGCCTAACTCTAAATATTCATCATAAGTTAAATACATGCAATCACTCCCTTACTGATACCTAGCATTGCTGTTGTAGCTTACCCCACCGTCATAGGCTGGGGCTACTCTTTTTTTGGTGTAACAGATGCAGATACGCCATCTTGTTGTTGATCTTTGATAAATAAATCATGATACAAGCGGTTTTGGTACAAGTAACCATCGCCTTGACTATGTTCACCTGGTGCAAACATAAATACCGTGTTTTCTTTAACAATTGGGATAACAGCTTGTCTAGCAACAACTACAATGTTGATTTCTTGTGCGTCATCAGTAGCTGCATAGCCATCGGAAAAGTCGTATTTGTTCATGAAGCGACTTGCGTCCCAAACTTCCACAATAGTCACACCGTCAAGAGATGTAACGCGAGAATCTAAGGCTGTTTGACCAACGTTTTGGTTGGTGATACTACGAGTAAATTCAGCGGAACGTTCCAACGCATCCATCACATTTGTAGACACAAATGCTACTAAGTTTTGTGGTCCAAATTTACGCACTGGCAAGATTGCACTTTTGATTGCAGTATATGCATTTTGTGCAGTTACTTCTTCTTCTTTGACGTTTCCTGCCCCGTTTGCCAAAGTAGAAAAACGATAAGCATCGATTTCAGGTTGCACGTGTTCTGTGATAAATGTATTAGAGATATTTGCAACTGCTAAGTCTTGGTTTGTTTCATCTACATCTTGTTTGTCAATGTAAAATTCAACGTCCCGATCTTGTTCCATTGTGTAGATCTTTTTGTCGTTGTTGTATGAGCCTTCATTAAAGCCCTTGTTCCGACTATGATCTTTTAAACCAGATGTACTAATTGTAGTTAAGGTAAAAGATTTGCCCCCTGCTACTAAGTTGACATTTGGAATGCCAATTGCGGTAGTTAAAAGACCTTGTGTAATCTTTTGGTCAAATAATCCTCCGTCTTTTGTAATATAATTAAATGCCATGTTCTATTCCTCCTATTGTTTTGTTATTCCTAGTGCATCCGCAAAAGAATCTCCTTGAGTCGCTTTACCAGAACTTGGATTGCCGTTAAAGGTGGCACTCTTTCCGTTACCACTGGGATTGCTAGACTCTTTTTGTTCAAACAGATAATCATTATTTTCTTTAATTTCGTTTAGCTGATCATCTAAGCCTTTTACCCCATCATCAGTTAGTTCCAGTTTGTCGCTATCAAGTAAAGTTTTTGCTGCTTTAATGTTTTTAGCTCCTGATTGTGTCAGTGCTAAATCAATCGCAGATTCCTTTTTGATATCTGCAATTTGTTGTTCAGAATCGCTCTTGTTTTGGTCTAACTGAGACTGCAAATCAGTGACTTGTTGCTTTAGCTCGTCATTGCCTTTTGCGCCTTCTTTAAACTTGTCTAGCTCACTTTGGTTCTTATCCAACTGGCTCTTATATTCATTGGCTTGTTGGGTCAAAGTGTTCACTTGACTGTTTAATTCATTCACAGTATTGCCGTGACTTGCCATCACACTGTTGATTTGGTCATCTGTTAAACCTAGTTCTTTGAGTTCTTCTCTTTTCATACTTCCTCATCCTTTCGACTTTTTTACGACGCTACGACGTCGATAGATTTGATAGTTTAACGTGATTCCGCACGAAAATTGGACAAAATAAAAAGCCTAGCGTTTACTAGACTTGGTTAACTAAATTCAATTGTTTGTTGCACTTCATTGAAGATTGATGCTTGTGGAGATTGCACTTGCTCACGACTGTAATCACGAACCAAGAAGTCATTTTCCTTCAGGAGTTCACGTATTTGCTTCTGTTTGGCTCGTATAACGTCTTTGCACTTCTGTTGCATTAAATCATCGTCTAATTCTTCTGCAGCTAACAGACGCTTTTTCTGGCGTCTGATATCACGTTCTAGCCGCCGCTGTGTTTGTTGTATCTTGCCATTTTCCTGTGCTTCCTCAGAATCATATTGAGGCTGATTATTCGTGTTGACATCTGGAATGAACGGCAAAAGATTATGACGGCAGTTAATACCTTGAGTGCCGGAAGGTTCGCCATATCCATGATTATATATACTGTCATAACGTGAATCTGCTCTTGGATCACTCATAGGCACAACGTTAACGACCTGTCCTTGAATACCTGCACATGCCTCACGTGCTGCAGCATGACTACTCATTAATGCGGTAACTACATCGAAGTCGTCCATACGTTGCAATCGCAAGTCATTATAAGTACGGTGCGCAGTTGTTTCAACGACCATACGGCTATATGCTTCCATACTCCACTCTCTACCTGCTTTGTCCACAAAGTCAGACTTGATGCCCTCATCAACGAGTTTATAGACATTATCTCTAATAGCCTTTTCGTGTGTTTTAAGTCCTGTCATAGTTTCAAGTGTGGACTGCTTAACAATGGCTTGATAAGCACGCATCGCTTGGTTATTGTCATAGTTCGTTGTCATCATCGTTTGATTAATATTGTTGTTCAGGTCTTCAAACGTCTGATTTACAAGACTACTTGTAATGGCATCTACTTCATCTGATACAGGAACAGAGCGTTTAGACATTCGTTTTAGTTCACTGTCAATATCATCGACAATTTCATCGCCATTACTTCTTATTAAAGTCTTTAACTGCTCACTTGTATAATCAGATACGCTAGATAGATAATTGATGATGTTTTCGTTTAAAACACCCATCTTGTTTAGCTGTTCCATTTGCCAAAGTAAGACGTTCTCTTGAGATACTTTGCTGAAGTCCGTATCTCTCAGTGTCTTAATAATACGATTAAAGATCTTGTCCTCTAATGCACTATAGATATTAACAATGTCATCAGCTTGGTTTTCCATTTGATTCAGAGTGACCATTTAATCACTCTCCTTGTTCTAGCAATCCATTACCTTGATGACGCCTAATGCGTTGCTGGTATTCTTCCATTTGACCGTCCAGTTCCTCCATCCACTCATCTACCTCTTTGTCGCTCAGACCGTAGTTACGTTTAAGAAATTCACGTTTAGGCATTACGTTGGCTGTTAATGCTTTTAAGTCATTTTCTAGCTGTTTGTTTTGGTCAACAAATAAGCCATCCTCGTAGTTGATATCTACTTTGTAACTATCATAGTCCATAACAAACAAAGGGCGACCTGTGCTAAACATTTCTCCGTAGCCTGCTAGCTCAAAAATAGAATGTATCAACTCATTAATGACTTTAGTTACCATCGTTAAATAACTTGAACGCGTTTGATAGGTCATGGAGTTGTTAGACACAACCTCAGTCGCTGTCTTGAGCCCGTCATCAGCATAGCTCATTGTGCCAGTAGATAAACCGATCTGTGCTTCAAACTCTTTGAGAAAATGATTGAGCGCATCTTTATATTGCGCGCTTCGTATAGTTGTCGTTATATCTTTAACTCCTAAGCTAGAGTCCACCCCGTACACACCTGCAAATACATTTTGATCAGTGTCAAAGTATGGCGGGTGGCTATCATCAACACGTAAAAATTCCGCCGGAACAACTACCTTACGTTGTCCATTGTGGACTTCCCAAGCAAACTCATCATGTGTTGTATTAATGACGTCCAATACTTCTTTAGCATTGTCCACAATGCCTGCGCCTAACGGACTTTCTAATGATTTGTTATTCGCTCCAGGCGTTTTAAAGTAAGCAAACAACGGACGTTTCATGCCTTCATACTCTACTCTTTCCGCTACATCTTCGTAGATCGTTTCAAGCGGTACTTGTTTGCCTACTTCGTTTTCATTGTCTGACTTATACAATTCATTACTTATGATATACTTATCGTCTTCCCACTCGTGAAACTCTAAAAGCGTGTAATAATAGTTTACATCGCCTTCAGCGCGAACAGTCTTCGTGGCAATCGCACACTCACTAATTTCATTTGTATTAGAGCGCAAAGGATAGAACTGATCAGCACGTATCCAAGAGATCTTTATCTTGTCGTGATCAACATAAGGACGCATCGCAAAGCCACCTGCAGCAATGCCTTTCTCTAAGTTCATTTCAAAGAGATTGTAAAAGTTATTATCATTGAGCGTATCGCTTAGAAATTCAATTGCTTGGTTTAGTTGTTCCGATGGTTCTACATCGTCCTGTAGTTCCCGCAATGTAATGTTGCATTTCTCGTTGAAGATAATGCTTGCTAGTCTACGTGATGCTGTCTTTGTAATATTTAATGCTTTGAACTCACGTTTATTAAGATCACCATAGCTATTACGATATTTAATTGGGTCAAACTTATTGCCGTAGTAATCAAAATTGCGTTTGATGCGGTCATACTCCCGTGCGTCTACCCCAATCTTTGGGTGGTCAGTAATCTTGGTTAATGACTGTCCTCTCAAAGCCATGCCTCCTCTCTTAAATATACTTTTGATACTATCTATAAAGCTCATATACTCACCTACCATTTCAACCCAAGATCAATTAAGTTATCCAAGCAGAAATACTGGAAGTTATCTACAGCGTGATCATCTTCCTTAATAACTTTTGGATCATCGCTGTTTAATGTATCTTCATCCCATTGGTATTTCTTGTGCTCCTCTATAAATATCTTATTGTTAGGAATATCAAGATAATAAAAACGACCTTGCGCAAGTAAATTCTGCACATGGTCGATCATATCTACTTTCTTTTGTTTGTTTACACCATGAAGTGTCACATTATAATCTAAGTAATATTGATTACGTAATGCTCCTTCTGCACTATCTATTGTGTACTTATAAGCGTATTTTTCATAGTCGCCTTCTAATCGTTCGATGAACTCGTGAATATCCTTAGACAACTCAGTAGGTGCCTTCTTGTTAACTTTACCTGCTGGGCTATAGTAATAAGTATCTAGTAAGATCACTCGTTTACGAGCTGTTAAAGCATAGCAACTACACGTGGTAGCTGATACCTGGTGTCCAGAGTCAATACTAAAATAGATGTTCTGTACATAGTCGTCATCAAACAACTCAGTGATTGGCTGAAACAAGCTCATGTTATAAACATTTGTACCTAAGCCAACGGGTTCACCTAAATAGATATAACGATAATAATCATAGTCATTTTCTTTAATGCGATTGATATCATCTAACATCTGAGGTGTAACAAAGCCTAACTGATCATCTTTATAGCTTGATTCATGTACTAGGTACCCTTTAACGTCTTTTAACGACTCGCTCCACTCATTAATCCAATTGTAAGGATTACGAGGCGGGTTATACGACCAAAAGAAATAAACTTTATCTGCTAAGCGATGCTTCTGTCTCATAAACGTTACGTTAGTTTGGTCAAACTCTTCTGCGTCTTTGAACTCCGCAGCTTCCTCATACCACACAGCTATAATGTTATCTATGTCATTCGACTTAAGTTTGGCAAAGTCATCTTGTCCATAGAAATAAAACGTGCTTCCAGAAGGAATATGTGTAATCTTAAATGGTGCTACTGTGGCTTTAAACTGATCTTGTAAATTAAACTTGCCAATCGCCCATTGAATCTTATTAAATACCGAATCACGAATGGTATTAGATACCTTGCGGATAACCACTACATTAGCTGTTTCATTTTGATTAATATAAGGGATCATCATATAAACAAGCAACAACACAATGACCGATGATTTAAACGAGTTACGCCCACCTTTTAATATATTGTATGGTTCTTTTGTTTGCCATACTGGCTTAAAGTTAGGATTAACTTCTTTTTGAATATCGATATTCATCATTCACGCCCCCAAGAATCATAGATCGTAATCTGTGGCGTTTGTTGTTCATCCGATTGTAGTTTAGACTCAGCAAGTTTTGCCTCTGCTCTTAACTTACGCAATTGCTGTTCAACCAACGGATCATCAGTTGGGTAGCGTTTCATGATTTCTTTGCCTGCTGCTAAACGTGCTTTGATATTCGGCGGAACTTCTACTGTATCCACTCCATCAGGCGTACCCACAGCAACCGTTTCTTCAATCTCAGCACGCAAAACAGATGTATAAAACTGCAAAACCTCATCAGCTTTAGCAATCTTCTCAGATTCTATTTCTTTCATCCGCTTATCTATTTCAGATTTTATGTAAGGTTTTGCTAGGTTTTCAGTTCCTACTTGGCGAGCAGTCTTTTTAGAATATCCTGCATCAATGGCGGCTTGAGTAGCATTCCCGCTTTCTACATAATTATCAATAAATTTACGTTGTTTTGCTGTTAAACTCATTTCATTTCGCCACCACCTCCTGATCATTTGTTAATTTTATGTATAAAAAAGAAGCAGGCGATGAGACCTGCTCCCGTAGAAAGAAGAATAATATGTTTGCACATGAAAGAACGATTAGGAGACTTCCTCCCTTCGAATTTTCATTTTTTGCATGATACTATAATAACGTGCTTTTTAGCCTTTTTGGTGACATTATTGTGCCATCTTTGTGCCAAAATTGTGCCATTATCGAAAAGCAATCAGTTTACCGTGCTTGTAACTCTCAGCAAACTCAACAAGCGCCTCTTTTTTTATACGATTTACTTGTCGCCTAGAATAGCCTATATCTCGCCCAATCTCGTCTTCTGTCCACTGATCCCGATCACAGAAAGTGTAATAAAGCACGGTCCTGTTTGTTAGCCTTAACGACATTAGACCTGAAACAATAGCGCTTTGTTCTGCTTCGGCATCCATATGCTGTATAAGTGCATCCTCTGCTCTATTTCCTTGCGATGGACTCTTTGGCATGTCTGTGATAATTGGTGACTTAATATCTATTTTTGATTTTCCTGTTATACGTTGTAAGCGTCTATACTGTGCTAAGCATTTTCTTGCGTTTCTTCTTGTTTGAAAAAAATCAACATCCCGTAATAGTCCCAAAACACTCGCCCCTTGTGTTATAATGTTGTAAGGTTAGGCATTAAACTAAGGGGTTTAGTGCTTTTTTATTTGGTTTTTCCTTTAACAGTACATAATGTAAATGCGAATAAACTAAATAATCCCATAACTAAACACCATGCTAATATTTCCATTAATCCCGCCCCTTTATCCATCATTCATCCTCCTTAGCCAAACTGTAAAAATAGCAACCTTTGGCGTTACCCCTTTTTATCGGCGTATCAGAATCCATATTTTCGTTGATAGTTACGTGAGTGACGTTTAATGTTCTTGTCACTTCTTTTTTTGAAGAAAACGTTTTTCGCTCCCCATTTGGAAAGAATACCCAAACGCCTGTGCACCTTGTTGAATATGTTCTTTTTTCTCTGTTGCTAAATAGTTTATTTTTCAATTTCTTCCACGCTGGTTCATAGCTAGGATCTTCATCTTTCAAATAAGCGAGGCGTTCTAGCCTCTCTAGTTCAGTTTCTTTTGCAGTTAGCATTTAACTCACCTCTTTTAATACTGTTAAATCTCTTATCCGTACGATAGCTACATCATCTAACTCATGCTGCACTGTGTCATCTTGAGGGTTGCGACAAGCAATGATTTTTACCATCGCTGAATTTTGATAGAGCTTAACAACTTCACACCGTAGCCACCCACTAAACATCTCTGATTTAGCTCGGCAGATATCACCAAGTTTAATTCCTTTCTTTTTGCTAACTGTTGGTTTTGGCTTATCAAAGTTTAAGCCACCTACATGTATTTTTTCTTGTATCATTTTTGTTCTCCTCTCAGTTCATCTAACGAAACCTCTAATGCATCTGCTATCTTGCAGGCTAATTGGAAAGATGGCTTCTTTATTCGTCCTAATTTCAAATCGCTAATTGTTCCTGATGTAACATTCATGCGTTTTGATAATTCATATTGCGTCATATTTTTTTCTTTTAATAACTTGTCAATTTTATTCCACATTTTAGTCTCCTTTAGCACCATATATTGTGCTTACACTTTTTAAAAATACAATATATAGTTGATTATTCTGTATATATCATGTTATCCTATTTATTGGATAAAGCGTCTGCCAATGTTTTATTCAAATCCAACGAAAGGAGGTGAAGTCTATGGGCGTTAAAGTTAAAGGTTCAAAACAGCTAAAAAGACAACTTGGCAATTCTAAAACTCTTGCTACTAAGGCAATAAATAGCAACGGTGGAACTGAAATTCATTGCCCTAATTGCGGTAGAAAAATCAAGGTTAAAACTACTTCTAAAAAATGTACCTGCGGACAAAAAATTAAAGTTAACTTGAAGTCTTAATTTCAAGATTTATTGAAGCCAATTCATCTGCCAATGTTTTGGCTTCTTTTATTTTTGCTATCCTTTTCCTCGATTTCAATTTCAATACGCGGATTCTCTTTATCCACATAAAAGCTTTCTTCCCATCCAGAAATTTCGTTCCAGCCATCGTTTTTTAAATAGCCAGCTTCCTGCATGCCATCAAAAATAAACTTTTTAGCGAAGCTTATATTGTCCATATCCTTGCGTTTATTCTGACAAAACCAATCAATGTGCAGCCTGATAGGCAATTTAGGCTTTTGCGTCCTCACTGGCATAAAAGCAGCAGCCGCTTTGTAGGTGTTTTGCTTTTTAATCTTTGCACCTTTAAAACGATTCGTGCGCTCTGCATTGGTGTAGGTATTTAAATCTGTTAAACTACCCGGTATCACAATCTTCATTGCTCTTGCTCCTTGTCTTCATCTAAATGCTCTAAAAGCTCATCCATATATATTTGTGTTTTACGAACCGCGTCTTTAATGGTTTTGTTTGAATATCTTCCGCTGTAAACCATTTTTCTGATTGCTGTTCCTTGCATTTCAAGTGCCTTCGCCGCAATAAACTTATTACCTGTTTTTTCGTCAAAATTTATTCCTAGCATCGTCTATCGTCCTCCTCAACGGGTGCTGCGATACTCCAAAGTCCCTTGTTTATGGCCATGATTTCTTCCTTTGTAAATCTAGTTTGATACCCGTTAGTTTCCCCTTTTGTTGATACTTCCCATGTTTCGGCGTTTAAATCCAAATCCAAATTTAAATAAGCAAGACCGTCGTCTGTAACTTTCAAATAATAAAGTTGTCTTAATTCTTTAAGCTCTTGCTCGTAATTTCTTCTCTTGTCGTCTAATTTCTCTAACTCAGCTTTTATAAACTGCTCTCTAACTTTGCCGTAGTTACCTCCGCCTATTGATCCAGTCTCGGTTAAAACTATTCCACCTTTTGCATAATTTCTTTCCATGGTTGTATTCATGTTATTTCGCCCCTTTTAGATATTCTTGTCGTTTACGTTCAACCTCCGCCAGTACTTCAGGGTCTTCCTGCTCTTGAGATTGTTCATAATCATCTTTCGCCCAGTTTGGCAGTTCTTCCTTGCGTGTCGGTTGACTCTGGTAGTTACTCTGTCTTTTTGTGTTGCGGGTACGTTGATACTCTCTTGCTTGCTCAATGGTTTTGACGTTGGCATCTGACCACTCTTTTAAGCAGGATTCAATAAAAGCGATGGATTTAGACTTGTTAACGTCCTTAGAACCCGCCACTTTGATTGCTGCATCAACCAGTCCATCGCCGTACAAATCGATAAACTCCATCAAGGTGTTTTGTTGCACCATGTTCGGAAAGTTCCAAAGTTGTTGGAAAGATTGAACCGAAGTTAAGACAGAGTCGTCGCCCGGCTGTTCGCTGCTACTTACTTTACTTTTATTTCCTTTACTTTCCTTTACTTTACTTTGTGTACTTTCACTATGATTAACTGGGTTATTTGCATGTTTTTCATATGAATTACTGGATTTCTCATGTGATTCTTTCTTTAAATCATTTTGAATAAGGTTATAATCTTCATTTATTGCATTATCTTTTCGTTGATAAGTGGCTTTTAAATATCTTGTTTGAATTCCTTTTGATGTCAAAATTTGGTACTTATCAAATAGTTCTTTATCAAAAAATCCGACTTGCACTGCTTTTTGAACAACTTCATCTGCGATAGATTCATTAGCTCCAACTTCGTCAGAAACTAAAAACCCGATTTCGTCATCCCACTGCATGTAATACCCATGATCTCGATAAATATTACAGAGCAGGTTAACTAGCACCGCTATTCCTTTTGCACCGCATGCTCTTAAAATTTTCTTGACTTTAATATCTGAAAAGAAATCCACATCAAAGGAAAAGTATTCAATACCTTCTTTTGTTGGTCTTGCCACATCAACACCTCCTTTAGAGGGAGAAAAGCTCCCTCGTAACTATTAAAATGGCAAGTCATCATCGTTCTTATCTTCTTGCTCTTTATTTTTCATAGGCGGCTTATCCCTATTGAATAGTCCTTCTTGTTGCATTTCTTCTTGCTGTTTTTCTTCAACTCGTTCTGCTTCTTTTCGTTGTGGTTCTTCCTCTTCTTCGGTTTCAGCTTCTGAAATGATGCTGCCGTCTTCTTGTACATGTTGGACTGTTTCATCATTAGTGGTTGCTTCCTGCATTTCAATGGATAAAATTCCCCATTTACTCAACAAATTACGTAGTACAGTTTTACGAGCCATTGCGTCATAATCTGTCTTCCATACACCGGATAATTTCGTTTTATCTCTATCTTTACTGTTAGCGATTCGATGGCGTTCGATTTCTTGTTTTGTCCAATACACAGTTTTTTCAAAACCATTTAATAGTTCAAAATAACCAACATAGCCTATAACCTCATCAGAAATTTTCCCTGCAGGATCAAACTCAAATTCTTCTGTGAGTCGATTCCAGCTTTTTAACTCTCCTTCATAAACTTCTGTAACGTTTAATGCTTTATATTTACCCGAACGTTGTGCCAATTGAATATATCCTTTATAGCCCAGGACAAACTGTGCTTTCTTTTCCCAGCGTCCCGTTTGCTTGTTCTTAGTGTTAAATGGGACAAGGTAGGCATAACCTAAATTTTTATCTAAACCTAAGTTCAATGTTGCAGCAGTTAAAGCTCCACTTAAGATACTCATTGGTTCGCTATCAGCTAGATAACTGTCATTAGAAACAAGTGTCATCACGCTAGCCATAAAACTATTGGCATTAGCATGTAGTACGTCCTCAAACTTTCGTTTCATTGTTGGTGTATTCATCAATGCTTTAAGTCCTAATCCATTTGGATTTACCTGTTTTTGTTGCTCTTCATTTGATAATTGATTTTTTAAGCTGTCATTTGTTGCCATTAGTTAATCGTCCTTTCTCTTAATACTCTTGTAGTAGTTGTTTTATAAATTTCTTCGTCCTTTGAAATTTCTGGATACTTAGCATTTAATGCTTTTCGGTCCAAGCTAATACGTTCTTGAGCTTTCCAACTAATTACATGATTATGTGTGATACCTGTAATCGCATCATGTTTACCTAATTCGTTTTTAATTTGATTATCAATTTGTCGTATTTGTGTTTTAATGCTCTTTTCGCTTTCTTTTAGCTGGTTACGACTTTCAATTAGATCATCAAAATGGCTGTTTAAGGTTATTTCTTCGGCGCCTTCATCTTTATATTGCTCTTTTATGAAATCTGCTGTAGCTTGTAAGCCATCAATTTGTGGCTCTTGCCCATTTATCACGTTGTCTTGCCAAAAGCTTACAAGACGCTCTTGAATGACTTTAATAAGATCATCATCTCGTTCGACTTTTTTCCAAATAAATTTCTGGCCACCAATTAATACAGCCATATAAGCATAGTCACGATCTAAAACGTTCATATAATGTTGCACCTGACAAAGATAACTTTGTGGAATTTCCTCTTCTTCCCATTCTTTGCCTAAAAAAGCATTAGCTGTCTTACACTCCAAAATGGCATTTTCTCCGACAACATCGCGGTCTATGTTGGCACGCAAGAATGTATATTCATGATGTTCAAATACTTGGTTGCGTCTTCTCACACGTTTTCCTGTCCGTTCCTGGAACTCTTTTGCAACAACTTCTTCTAATACGTTGCCCCAATGAATCGCTTCTGTTTCTTTATTATCAAGTTCGACTTGTCCTGTTTTTTCTAGCCAAAGTTGATAAGGTGACTTCCACTTGTTCAAGCCTAATATTGTGCCTACATCGCTTCCCCCGATTCCTTTTTGTCGGTCGTACAGCCATTCTGTTTGTGTCATTTCAGTTGTGGAATAACTATTCATAAGCGACCCCCTCGTCTTGAAGCATTTCGATATATTCCTTGCCAAATGCAATCGGTTCAACATGTTGCAAATGTTCTAATCCGTTATTTTCTATCACGTCTGCAATATCTTGTTGAGAAACAATATACGTACGTTCTTGCCCTTGGGTTGCTTCATAAGGCCTATAAGTTAGCTCAAAGATCAAATCAACGTCATCAATTAATACGCCCGTATCTGTGTAATAGTGTTTTATTTCTGATCCAAACATGGTATAATTCTCCTTAGATGTTTTTGGTATTGACTGATTTGCTGGGGAGCGATCAGTCTTTTTTGTGTCATTTTCTTTTTCACATTCTTCGCATTTTCTCGGATATCCATCTTCTTCACGATCTTCTAACCAAGCCCCACATTGTTCGCATAGAAACCCGTTCAAGATCATCTCTGTCATTTCGCCCATTTCTTCTCCTTCTTGTCATAATTTTGACTAAAGTCGTTGTAATCAATTATCAGTGCTTCAAGTGTTGGTACTGCAATCAAAGCTTTTACTAATATTGGTAAAGGTAAGCATATTGCTATGATGATTACTAAAAACAACAATCTTCTTGTATTAAACTTCATAGTTACACTTTCCTTTCTTCCATAAATTCATCTATATCTTTGATATCATATTTTGGTCTTGCTTCATCACTAAAGATAACCTGCTTTAAACCATCTTCACGTACATATTTATTAATAGTAGCTGGAGCACAATTCATATAACGACATGCTTCTTTTTGTGTTAAATATCTTTTGGGTACATAGTTGATCAACATTGCATCTAGTTCTTTAGTCATTTCCATGTGTTTAGCCCTCCTTCATGTAATTTTTACTTATCCATTCCGGCATTTTTGTTTCTACCGCTTCCCGAATATCCAAGTTAACCGCACCAAAAATCTTATAAACAATAGCCAGCTCTACAATAATCTCGTCAAGAAATTCAAGTCCGTATTGTTCAATTTCGTTAAGTTCTTCCAAATCAAGCTCTCTTACCTTGTTCTCAACGATTAATCGTTCGGCGCGCTTCTTATGTTCTTTCCTTTCATCACTTTCTATTTTTTGGAAAATGTCTAATTCTGCTGCTGTTGTATTTGCCAACTTACCGTCCATAGACTTAATAAATCCTAAAAATTTATAAGCAAGTTGACTTGTAAATAAGTTATCTCCGCTTGAATTAGCAATTTTCACTGCTTTTTCTATCGGAACCTCTTGCTGTCCTGTAAAATAACCGTTCATTGTTGCATTTGCTATGTTCGAATCTCCAGCAATTTCTTTTTGTAACAAATCTTGTCGTAAAGATAAGTCCTCTAATTCATTTTCTAATGGTACTTTGATCATTTTGTTAACTCCTTTTCTAGTGCTATATCATAGTTATTTGTGATAAATTCAGTGTTTCTTGATGTAAAATAGAGTTATTGAGACACCAGTTCTGGAGTTTCGACAAACTGCCAAATACGAGTGATGTATTCTAAGATATCTGTAGCTTGATCATCGTTTGCCAAGAAGCGTATGATGAGTTCCGATTTGCCACCCAGTCCGGTAAAATCGCCCTCGATCCCACAATCTACGAAAAATTTACGTCGGATCGCTTTACCTAACTGTTCAACGTACAAATTGCTGAACTCGCTCCAGACTGTTGTCTTGATTGTTTGTGGTTTGTCTTTTTTATTCATTACTTAGCACCTGCTTTCCTATTTTTTTGTCATTAAGTTTCTCATTTGTAAACTCGTGAGTAAAAAAAATATCATCTGGCTTTTTATCAAATACATCAGCAATCTTAGCTGCCATAGGATAACTCAATCCTCGTTTTCCATTTTCGATCATGGAATAATAAGCCTTTGATATACCAACATATTCAGCAACTTCTTGAATTGTTAGATCTTGCTCCTCACGAGTTTTTTTAAGCTGTTCAATCATAATTGCCACCTCCTTTGTGTCAACTAACTGTAAACTTATAATAGTACACAATAAGTTAACTGTCAACGGTTTTTGTCTACAATTTTAAAACTTTTTTCGTTGGCATTGAGTTAACGTTTAGTAAACGATAAAATAATTAAAAGAAACGAGGTGTAGACATGTCTTTAGGAGAAAGAATCAAATTTTTACGAAATAAAAACGGATGGACACAAACCTACTTAGGTGAAAAGATTAGTGTAACTAAGGCTTCCATCTCTGGCTATGAGAATGATACTAGAAACCCTGATAAAGAAACACTTATTAAAATTGCCAATCTTTTTAATGTAACTACCGATTATCTTTTAGGTAGAGAAGAAGTAGAAAAAACTACACAATATACTTCAGACGATTTAGATAAAATGTTAGATAATGCTATGAGTTTTGACGGGAAACCTATGACCGACCACGACCGAGAAGTCATACGTGCTTATTTAGAGGGAAAATTCGGCAGTAACTAATGGGGTGTTTTTTTGTACGAATTATTTAAAAAGTTGAACAAGTTAGGGATATACATAATAGAAAAAGAAATTGAAAAGAATGGCTACTACCTTCCAGAAGCAAAAATTATGTTTATCAATGAGAAATTAACTGAAGAAGAAAAGAAATATACAATTTATCATGAATTAGCTCACCATCTTGATCATTCTGATTATATCGCCCTATATAAAAAGCCCGTCTATCATTATAAAATGGAAAGCGAAGCAAATGATTATGCAATTGATCAATTAATAAAAGAACATGATGGGGTGTATAATTATAGTCAATTAATCGATAAATTTAATATTAGTATGGGTAGAGATGAAAAGTATTATAGAAGGAGTATGTAAAAGTGAGTTTTATATTTTTATGTTTGATATTATTATCTTTTTTTGGATTTTTTGGTTGTTTAATATGGTTAGTAGTTAGTTTTTTTACTAAAACTCCTAAAAAATTTCCGATTATTTCTTTATTAGCGTCAGTAGTCGTTTTTTTTATAAGCGCTCCAACTTTTGCTCATCTGGCGGAAAAAACAACTAGTCCAGTTACAGAGGGCACTACTTCAAAGAGTTCAGGTTCGACAGACGATCCAGAAGTAACTAAAGATGATCTAGAAATAACCGCAGATGATGAAAATACTTATTCAAATAGGATTGAATTTGAAACTGATGAAGATGGAGTTGCACACATTGAAGCAACAACAGCTGAAGACGCTGAGATTGTCTTGACTCCAAAAAGTACAGATTCAGAAAAGCAAAGAACGGAATCAGATGAAAGTGGAAACTTTAATTTTGAAGTTGAAGTATCTGATACTAGCCAAGAAGAATATGACTTGCAAGCAGCCCATAATGAAAAGTTGGGAGAAAAGTTAGAAGTACATGTTCGAAACGATTACTACGAAGATGATACAGATACTAAAGAAGATGAAAACGACAACGTAGACCTTTCAGAATACGACACAGGCATTACATATGATGACCTTGCTCGTAATCCTGATGATAATAAATTTGAAAATGTTACACTTTCCGGGACTATTATTCAAGTTTTAGAAGGATCAAGCAGCTCGCAATATCGCCTGGCTGTCGATGATAATTATGACAATATAGTCCTCATTGATATCCCAGAAAAATTATTAGATTCTCGTGTACTAGAAGACGATATTTTAACTATATACGGAGAATCTGAGGGAACTGTTGATTATGAATCTACAATGGGCGGAAATATAACAGTACCTTTTGTCAGTGTGGATAAATTTGAAACAAACGGCCAAGCAGAATAAAAATATTTAGGAGTGGGAAAATGGATAGATTTTTAGGCTTACTTTTTTTAGTTGGTGCAATTGGTATTTGGTATTTTATAAAGAAGAAGCCTAATAAGAAAAAGCGTAATATTTCAATTGCTTTGTTAGCCGTCAGCGTGGTTCTTATACCTTTCTTTACAGAAACAGAAGACGAATCTAACAACGAAGCGAGTGCTGCAAATACAACAGAAACTTCTATTTCCGAAGAAGAAACAAGCTTTTCTACCGTTGAAAGTTCGAGTGTAGCAACTGAAACAGAAACTTCTGAATCTGAGGAAGAAACAACTACTTCATCTAAAGAAAAAAGTTCGGAAAAACAAACAGCCTCTTCCACAACAAAAACTGAGGAAACAAGTAGTTCGAAAGAAGAAACTAGCGATACAGAAAAAATTAATAGTAAAATAGAAGATCATATGGAAGAAACAAAAGGTTGGGCTTTAGGCGAATTAGATTCTGAAGGAAATCCAATAGACAATGGCGAGCCGAACGAAAGTGATGCTTGGGCTCTATTAATTGATAAAATTGATTATGATGATGGCTACCCGGTCGTATATGTTAATGAAGATTTCGTGCAAGCTTCTGAAGAGGAAAAATCGGAAATAGCAAGCAATGCGCAAAGTATAATCGATTACATAGCTGGGGATGTCGAAGATTGGGATACAGAAGATTACCAAGACGGATTGTTTTTAGAATTTAAACGAGGTAACGAATCTATTGGGAGCTCAGAAATGCTAGATAAGCAAAGCTATAAATGGACTAATTAAGGAGCGATAAAATGGGTTTTTTCGTTAAAGATGAAAGAGAAAAAGAACTTTTGCAGCACTATAAAGAAAATAATACTTTGAAAGTACAAAACGATAAGCTAGTGACTATCTATTTTAGCGATGAAGATCAAAAAGTTTTCGTGCCTAAATCACGCTTTTTAGATAATCAAAAAGAAATTTTACGAGATTATAGTGAATTACAGCAATACAGAGAAATTTTAGATGACATGCAAGAAACGAAAAAGCATGGAATCACTCGGGCTTTCGCCGGTGGATTGATCGCTGGACCTGCTGGCGCTATTGTTGGGGCTAGCACAGGTGGTAAAGCTAAAAAGTCCGTTGAAAAGATGGCTGTAGCACTTATTTTTAAAGATGGTACTACTTTTACAATTAATTTAATTGATAAAAAGACAAAAACAAAATCGATGTTTTATAAGCAAAAGTTTGAGCAGCTTTTACAGCTAGAAGCTAAACTCGATAGTATTTTAGCTGCACAAGAGCAAGAAACCTCAGAAATAAGGAGTAATACCTAATGGAATCGGTAGATATCACCGTACCCAATCACTGGAAAGGACTGCCCGTTTATCTTTCAAGCATAACTACCATGAGTGATAATGATAGTCTGAATAATGAAGATATTGTTTTAGTTGCGTCGCTTATAAATCAAAATGTTAGGTATTTTATTAATGACCAAGACATTTTATTGTTAAAGACAAAGGATAAAGAGTTCGATGCTCACGCATTTAAATATAACAAGATTGTAAACGAAGATGGAACAATTCATAAATTCACACCCCTTTCCAAATTCTTAGGCAAGAAAACTTTTGAAGCTACTAGTATAAATGATGTGAGTATTATAGGAAAAGTTCTTTGCTCTTTCAAAGATGTATCAGAAGAAATAAAGTTTAAGCAACTTAACGAATAAAGATAAGAGATTTAGCCTTTCGAGGCTTTTCTTTTTAACTATAAATCGAACTGGAGTTCGTATTTTTATGCATGGAATTCAAAATCTTTAATAATTATCGTCAAAGTTGGACGTAAATTAATTAATCGTTGAATTTATAAATGAATTATTCGAAGGAGTATTATTATGAAAAATGAAGGACCTATAAAGGAGTATAAACTTGCGAACGGCGAAAGACGTTACAAATTCCAAACCTATTTAGGTATTAACCCATACACTAACAAAAAAGCATTTACAACAAAGCGAGGTTTTAAAACACAACGTGAAGCAAATTTAGAATTGTCTCGATTGAAGCTTAACTGGTTAGATGATTTAAAAGCAAAATATGAAAAAAAGGAAATAAAAACATTTGAACAAGTCTATGAGTCGTGGCTAGAAGAATATGCTGCAACTGTAAAAGAATCTACTCTATATAAATCAGAACAGCTTTTTAAGCATCATATTTTACCCGCTTTTGGAAATAAAAATATAGAAGAAATTACCCCAATGATTGTACAAGAGCAAATGAATGCATGGCATAAAAAGTATGTTCGTGCGTCGATGATCATGAACTACGCAGGGATGGTTTTTAATTATGCTATACGTATTGGTTTGATTCAGACGAACCCTACAAAAGTCATCCGTAAACCTACACAACAAAAGCAAGTAAAAGAAGATAAAGATTTAAATTTTTACGATAAAAACGAACTAAAAATCCTTATGAATGAACTTGAACAAGGAACAAACTTTAGGGCTTTCGTATTCTTTCGCCTCCTTGCTTTCACTGGTATGCGCAAAGGTGAAGCATTAGCTTTAAAATGGACAGATATTGACTTTCAAAATAAAACATTAAATATCAATAAAGCTGTCTCCCGAAAAGCTGCAGGTTTATATATCCAAACGCCAAAAACACCTGCTTCTATTCGTCGAATATCTATTGATGATAAAACACTTTCCGTATTAAAAAGCTTTAAAGAGCAAGAACCAACGAATGAGCTTATTTTTCACACTGAAAAAGATGAGATCCTCTCCCCTGCTAAAACACGCAAGTGGTTAGTCACTGCTCAAAATAATGTAAACAAGGAACGTAAAGAACCATTAAAGAAAATTTCTACACATGGTTTCAGACATACTCACGCTAGTTTACTATTTGAAGCAGGCGCAACTATAAAAGATGTACAAGCTAGATTAGGTCATAGTGATATTCAAACGACAATGGATATTTACACCCACGTATCAAAATATGCTAAAGAAAAATTAGCAAAACAATTTAATGATTATGTTGACTTTTAA